CAGAGGCCCTTTAGCAGCGGTTTTCCCACGCTTCCCGACTTCGGTTGGAAGACCAGGACCCCTATACGTATATTACTCGCGCACATGCTCTGTTCATGTCAATGACGTTGATGTGTGTTACAGCTCGTGGTCTTCCCGCCGAAGTCGGGAAGACCGGGAAATCGGCCCTCAAACCGCCTCTGACCTGCAAAGATGCCTTCCCGCGAAACGCGGGAAAAACGCGGGAAGATCAACATTGGACCTGTTTCGCGGGAAGCCGGTCGGGTGCGGCCTGAGGCTAAGCTGGTAGGGCACCGACCACCGCCGAAGGGACGCCATGGATCGCCTGATGACCACCCTGCTGCTGGGGTTCGCGGCCTACCGCGCCACCCGGCTCGTCGTCCACGACAGCATCGGCGACCGGCTGCGCCTGAAGCTTGAGATCTGGCACGCGAAACGGCATACCAGCGCGGTACGCACCTTCCTGCGCGACCTGGTCGCCTGCCCGTACTGCGCGGGCTGGTGGCTGAGCACGGCCACCGCGCTGGCGTGGTTCACCGCCACCGGCTCGTGGGGCCGCGACCCGCTGTGGGTGCTCGCCGTCCAGACGTGGGCCGTGGCCGGTGCGCAGGCGCTGCTCAACCGCTGGGACGACACCCGGGCCGGTGAGTGATGGCGGCCATCGAGCGCATCATCGCGGCCGCCTCACGCATCCTGGGTGGCAAGAACGGCAAGAACGGCAAGGGCGTCACCGGTAACAGCGGGAACGCCTCGGCCGCCTGGGACATGTACCGCACCGTCCCCGAGGTGGGTGCCTACGCCGACTGGGTCAGCAACGTCATGTCGGGTTCGTCGCTCTTCGCCGGGATGCGGGGGCCCGACGGCGTGATCCGACCGGTACCCAGCGGCCACCGCGCCGCCGAGCTGGTTTCCTCGATCGCGGGCGGCCCCGGCGGTCAGAGCGTCCTGCTCGGCGAAGTAGGTACCCAGCTCTGCGTTCCAGGTGAGTTCTGGCAGATCATCGTGCCCGGCGACACCGACCGCCTGGCGGACGACCGCTGGTACGTCCTGTCGACCCGGGAAGTGTCCGTCGGCCGGGGGAAGATCACGGCCGACGTCGGCAGTGAGAGGATCGAGATCCCCGAGTTCGACCCGGCGGTCCCGGCCGATGCCAGCATCCCGGCGTACTTCCGGGTCTGGAATCCGGCCCCCGACCTGCACATGGAAGCGACCAGTCCTGTCATCCGATCGCTGGTGGTGCTCGAAGAGCTGCGCCTGCTCAACGCCGCCGTGGCCGCCATCGCACGCAGCCGCATCACCGGTCGGGGCATCCTGCTCATCCCGGCGGGTACCCGCTTCCCGACACAGCCCGGCCAGGACCAGGCCGAGGACTCGCTGATCGACACGTTCATCGAGGTCGCGTCCACCGCGATCCGTGAGCCGCAATCGGCTGCCGCCACCGTGCCCATCGTGCTGGAGGTCCCCGAGGGCTCGATCGACGGCGTGCGGTGGCTTCAGTTCACCAGCGAGTTCGACGCCATGGCGATCCAGCTTCGGGAAGAAGCGATTCGCCGGTTCGCCACCGGGGCCGACGTCCCGGCCGAGATCCTGACCGGTCTCGGTGACGCGTCCCACTGGGGCGCCTGGGCCATCACCGCCGAGGCCCTGCGTACAGGCGCCGAGCCGCGCCTGAAGAAGTACTGCGCCGCCCTCACGTCCGAGTGGCTGCACCCGGTTCTCGCGTCCGAGGCGGCCGACGGTGACGAGTCGTGGCGCGACGTGCTGGTCTGGTACGACACCAGCGAGCTGCGCAGCAGCAGCAACAAGGGCGCCTCAGCCCTCGAAGCCTTCCGCCTCGGGCTGGTCAACGGCGCGGCCGCGCGCCGGGAACTGGGCTTCACCGAGGCGGACGCCCCGGGCGCCCCCGACGACACGGCATCGGCCCGGCCGGGAAAGGCGCAGCCGGTGCCCGATCCCACCACCACCGAGAGGACCGCACTGCCCGTGAGCGAGACCGAAGCACCCCCTTCTGAAATGGGCGTTCAGGAACGTGCCGTGGTGGCTGCCGGGGCTGTCCTGGACAGCTTCACGGCCGGAACCGACGCGGCTCTGGCCGAGGCCGTCGACGGCCTTGTGTGGACCGCACTGGCCATCGCCAACCGCAAGATGCTGCTCACCCCGATCGTTCCCCGGCCGTTCCGCACCGACGGGCGCGCCCTGGTGTCCTCGGCCGAGCTGCACGTGAAGTACCCGGCACGCGGTGACGCCGACGTGCAGGCGTACGGCCTGCTGGCCGACGCGTGGTCCCGTGTGCCGTCCGTAGCGGCCCGCTACGGCCTGGATACCACCGTGCTCACCCGGGCACTGGACGACTACGCCAGCGCCCTGCTGGTGACCGGCCAGCCGCACGTCTTCGACAACGTCCCCCGGCTGCTCGGTCAGATCCGGGTGCGCCAGCAGGTGGCGGCATGACCGACGCCGAGCTGGAATCCCTTCTGGAAGAGCTGGAAGCCGGGTTCGAAAAGGACGTGCAGGCCGAACTGGACGCGGTGGGTGACGAGTTCGCCCGGGCCGTGGACGGCGCCGACAGCCTTGTGGCGGCCCCGTTCAGCGTCTCGTCCGTGGCGGACATGTGGCGCCGCCGCCTTCCCCGGCTGCGTGCAGCGCTGCGCCGCATCACCGGTCGGGCCCGCGAGGTGGTGGCCGAAGAGTTGGACCAGAGTGTCCCGGCCGCCGAGGCGCAGCGCCTGCTGGAACCGTACGAGACCGAAACGAGCGCGCTGCTCGAAGCCGTCGGCGAGCGCATGGCACAGGGGGCCGTGGCCGCGCTGGACGAAGGCATCGCGGCCGGGGACACCGTGGACGAGCTGAAGGCGCGCCTGAAGGCCGTGTTCGACCCCGAGAGCGTGCAGCTCGGTCCGTCCCGCGCCGAGCGGATCGCCATGACCGAGGCCACCCGCGCGTTCAACGCGGGCGTCCACGCCGCTGCGCAGGCTCTGGTCAACGGCGGCACGCCCGTCGTGAAGCAGTGGCTGACCCGGCGGGACGACCGGGTCCGCGAGGCGCACCGGGACGTCAACGGGCAGTTGCGGCTGCTGGACGACCCCTTCGACGTGGGCGGCTTTCCCATGGCCTACCCGGGCGACCCGCTGGCGCCCGCCGATCTGACGGTAAACTGCCGCTGTGTCATGAAGGCCACAGCAGCCGCACGGGAAGGGAACACCGACGTGAGCGGGGACATCTCGGCCGCCGTGGTCGAAGAGCTGCGATCGAAGATGCCGCCGAAGCTGAAGGCGTACTGGCTCACCGGGCCGGGCGCGGCGAAGATCCTGTGGGGCACCCCGGGGTCGTTCACGCGCTGCGTGGCCGAGCTGAAGCCGCACTTCCCCGAGGACACCGAGGGGCTGTGCGCCAACCTGTACCACGAGGCGACCGGCCGGTGGCCGGGCCAGCAGGGCGGGGCCCAGACCGGCGCCATGGTCGCGCTCATGCCGCGCGCCGAGGACGCCGCCCGCCTGGCTCTCGACCACCCCTACGCCGAGCCGCCGGAAGAGCTGCACACCACGCTGGCCTTCCTCGGCAAGGCCGCCGACTGGAACGAGGACGCCCGGGCGCAGGTGCGCGCCAACGTGGCGAGGGCCGCCGCGTGGCTGGGCCCCGTGACGGCCCAGGTGTTCGGCGCCGCCCACTGGAACCCGCAGGGCGACAGCCCGGTGTGGGTGTGGAACGTCGGCGACGACCACGGCTTCGGTGGCAGTCGCCTGGGTGACGTGCAGAGCGAAGTGACGTGGGCGCTGGAAGACCGGCACGGCGAGTCGCCCAACATGCCGCACCAGCACTCGCCGTGGGTGCCGCACATCACCGCTGCCTACAGCCCCGAGAACCTGGCGGGCAACCTGGCCGAACGGTGCGGGCCGGTGGTCTTCGACCGGATCCGTGTCGCCTTCGCAGGCGAGTACCAGGACTTCCCGCTCGGCAACCCGGCGCCGGAAGAGGCGTATGCGCAGGACCCGGTCTACCTCAACGAGCCGCCGACCACGGTGGCATGGTCCACCCCGACCCCCGCCGCGCTGGTCTTCGAGGACGAGCAGACCGGCGACAGCAGGGTGATGGCGCCCGGGTCGCTGTACTGGGACGGCACCGGCCCGTGGCCGCTCATGGCCAACGAGAACTTCGACGGGCACGACGACGCGTCGCTGGTCGGCGCCATCACGTCGATGGCCCGCGAGGGCGGCCGGATCGCCGGGTCGGGCGTGCTGTACACGAACCGGGAAGAAGGCTACGACGCGGTGGTCCTGCTGGCGCAGGGCGCGCCGCTCGGCGTCTCGGTGGACCTGGACAACGTGGACATCGAGTTCGTGTCCCTGAACGGCGAGGGCACCCCCGACGAAGGTTCCGACGGCGTCTACCACGCCCGTTTGCTGCGCGCCAGCGTGCTGCCGACCCCCGACGGCGGGCTCATTCTGAAGGGCGTGGTGGACAACCAACGGCTGTCCGCCGGGGTTACCGGCTCGTCCGTGTTGGAACTGCCGTGGGTGTCCTTCGTCGTCGGTCCGGACGGCCGCGTTCCGCGTTCGGCCTTCGAGATCGAGGCCGCCGCCGGTGAGAGCGGCGCGGGCGGGGTCGTGCTGGACGAACAGCGCTGTGACGACTACCTGATGCGCATTACGCGGGGGCGCATCAGGGGCGCGACGCTGGTGAGCGTCCCGGCTTTCGCCGGGGCGCGCATTGTGCTGGACGACCCGGCGGCGTTGGGCGGCCAGCCGGAAGCAGCCGTGGCCGCCAGTGCCTGGGACGACCGGAAGGCACCCGTGACGTCGAGCGACTACGACCGGGTGCTGCGCCACGTGCGGCGCAGCGCCACGCCGACCGGGGCAGCCCGGGCCGCGCAGTTCCTGAAGATTCCGATCAAGGCCGTGCAGCGCATCCTGGCGAAAGCGGCTGGCAGGGGTGAGGTAGTGAGGCTGACCAGGGGTCTGTACACCGACAGCACGACCAGTGCGAAGGCGGACCACGTGATGGTGGACGACCTGCTGGCGTCCGAGCTGGTCGCCTCGGTGACCGGCGGCGTGGACCTTCCCGTGGCCGCGCGCGACACGGCGTGGGACGGTGCGGCTGCCGAGTCGCGCGTCTTCGACTGGGCCGACGGCGACACCGAGAAGATCGGTCGGGCCTTCGCCTGGCGCGACGACAGCAAGGACCCGGCCACGAAGACGGCCTACAAGCTCGGCTACGCCGATGTGTTCAACGGCGTGCTGACGATCGTCCCGCGCGGCGTGTTCGCAGCACAGGCGGCGATCGAGGGTGCACGCGGCGGGGTGGACATTCCGGCCGACGAGCTGGGGGCGGTGCGCGACCGCCTCGCAGAGGTACGGGCGCACGTGGACGAAGAGACGGGCGGGGAAGCGATGGGCGAGATGCAGGCGTCGGCGTGGGCCGCCATGGACAAGCTACCGCCCATGCCCGCCGCGTGGTTCCGCGAGCCGACGGTGGAAGAGCTGCCGCCGGGCGGCCCGGGCGTCAACTACGCCAACGGCCGCATCTTCGGGTGGGTCGCACAGGCGAACGTGCCGCACGCCGGGTACGCGAAGCGGATCGTGATCAACGACCTCGGCAAGATCGACACCACCGAGTTCCTGCGGCAGCGCAAGGTGCTGGACGACGGCACCACGGTGAAGGTCGGCGCCTTCACCATGAACGTCGGCCACCACAGGGACGGCGCCGAGTGCGAGACCGCGTCGTGCCAGTTCGATGACACCCGCACGGTCGCGGGCATCATCACTGTCGGCATGAACGAGCGCGGCATGTGGTTCTCGGGCGCGGCTGCGCCGTGGCTGTCCGAGTGGGACCGCCAGGTCTTCGACGCCTGCCAGCCCAGCTACCACATGAAGCGGGACGCCAGCGGCCGCTGGAAGCTCGGCGCGGTGCTCTCGGTGCCGGTGCCCGGCCACCCGTCGGCACTGCTCGCCAGCGCGGTCACCGAGCGGTCCCAGCTCGCCCTGACGGCGGCCGCGACGATGGCCGGGGTGGAAGAGGCCGTGGCCGCCGAGAAGCAGCGCCAGGAAGAGCCTGTTCCGGTCGATCCCGTCGGACTGGCCGAGCTGGTCGCCGCCGCCGTCGACCGGGCCCTGGACGCCCGCGAGGCGCGCCGGGCCGCCGAGCTGGCCGAGCTGGAAGAGCTGCGCCGCCTGGGTCGTACGATGGGCGGAACCACCGTTTCCGAAGGGAACTGACCATGGCCTGTTCCTGCAACAAGCGCAACAGCAACCCCGACCCGGCGCAGCCGTCCGGCACCTACCGCGTGGTCGTCGGCAGCCGCAAGGTGTACGAGTCGGTCAATCAGCAGGCGGCCGAGACCGTGGCGAAGAACTTCCCGACCGCGCGCGTCCTGGCGCCCGGCGAGACGCTGTAGCACACCCCCTCACGACCCGGCAACGCCAGCGGCGCGGCCTCGGCTATCATGGCCGTGTGCGCCGCTGGCGGTAGGCCGGGTCCGCCCAAGGAAAGGACAGGGCCGACCCCATGCCCGAGCCGTACGAACTGCCCGAGGACATCACCCGCCTCAGCGACGACGCCCTGGAAGAGAACCTGGCGGCGGCGGTGCGCGCCTTCAAGGACGTCTCGTCCACCGACGTTGTGACTGCTAGCACCCTGCCGACGCTGCGCAGCCTTCAGGCCAGCATCGAAGCCCTGAAGGGCGAGCAGGCCGCACGCATCACCGCCGCCGAGGCCGCCGCTGCCGAGATCGACAAGCTCACGGCCGACGTCTTCGGTGAGCCCGAGGCCGACCAGCCCGCCGAGGCCGAGCCGGTCGAGCAGCCCACCGAGGCCGCCGTCGAGACCGAGCCGGTCGAGCCGACCGCCGTCGTCACCGCGTCGTCCCGCCGCTCGCTGAACCTGGCGGCCGTGCGCGCCAAGCAGGCCGGTACGCAGAAGGGCCTGGCCCGCTACCTGCCTGCCGAAGCCGAGCCGGGCCAGGTCGAGATCGTCGCTTCCGTCGACGTGCCGGGCTTCCGCCCGGGCCAGGTATTCGGTATGTCCGAGGTGGTCGAGGGCGCGATGCGTCGTGCGATCGGCCTGCGGACGGCGGGCGGCGGCACCGGCATGGTCGCGTCCTACCGCATCCCGTTCCCCGACGACCTGGTGGTAAAGGACTCGTCCGTCGTGTCCGAGGGAACCGCCGCGATCCTGCGTGCGGCCGACCAGCACCGCCTGGGCACCGGCGACCTGATCGCGTCCGGCGGCTGGTGCGCCCCGTCCGAGACGATCTACGACATCGCCGACATCGCGTGCCCGGACATGCTCTGGGACGTGCCCGAAATCCAGCTCAACCGGGGCGGCCTGCGGTTCTTCCGCACCCCGACCCTGGACGTGGCGGCCCTCACCTTCGTGTGGACCGAGGCGCAGGACATCGCGGCCGCGACGCAGCCCGCCGGGCCCGAGAAGCCCTGCTACGTCATCCCGTGCCCGGGGCCGATCGACGTCCGGGCCGAGGCCATCGGTGTCTGCCTCAGCGTCGGCATCCTGACGCAGCGGTTCTTCCCCGAGATGGTGGACTGGTACATCCGGAACGCCATGGTCGCGCACGAGATCCGGCTGCGGCAGGAAATGTACAACCAGGCGCGCAACAGCGCGGCGACCCTCGCGGTCACCGTCCGGCCGTCCTTCGCCGGGTTCTCGGCGGTCTACGAGGCCGTGGGCCTTCAGGCTGCCGACATGATCGAGCGCCACAACCTCTGCGAGTCGACGCAGATCGAGGTCGTTTTCCCGTTCTGGTTCAAGAACCTCATGCTGGCGGACCTGGCGCGGCAGCAGGGCGTGGACGTGTCCACCCTCTCGGTGGCGGACATCCAGTCCGCGTTCACCAACCTCGGCGTCCGGATCCAGTTCGCGCGCGGCCTGCCCCCGGCGGTGCCGACCAGCATCGGCGGCCCGACCCCGGCCACCACCTGGCCGACCACGGTCGAGTTCCTGATCTACCCGGCGGGCAACTTCCAGATCGGTCGCGGCCCCGAGGTGAACCTCGGCGTCATCATCGACTCGGTCACGGTGGCGACCAATGACGAGAAGATCTTTTCGGAAGAGGCCGTGGTCCTCATCGACCGGATGGGCCTCGCTCGTCGCGTGACCGTCAACGTCTGCCCGGACGGTTCCGTCGGCGGCCGCAACACCGTCGCGCTCTGCGGTGGCGGCGGTGCGGGCTTCGCGGCTCTGGAAGCACCGGTCGAGGATGCCGAGGTCGTGTCCGACACCGAGGACGGCAAGTCTCTGAGCGCTGCGTAGCGCCTGCCCGACGAACCCCCGCAGCAGGCGCTGCGGGGGTTCGTCGCTGCTCACACAAGGTGCTTGAAGGTAACGAGGTAGATATCCGTTCCATCCAGCTGCCTCGCCTCTGCGGACGGACCCCAGCCGGATCCGCGCACCTGCGCTGCGATGGCTTCGGCAGTCCTCGCGTTCCGGTCCCGCAGCCCGAGGTCGACCATCACACTCACGAAGTCACCTGCGGCCGAGACGAACACGCCGTCATAGCGGTGCTTGCGGGCCGCCGGGCTGATCTTCCAGCCCATGGCGATGAGCTTGCGGCTGACGCGCTGCCCGTGCCGTGCCGTGCTCGGGGTCCGGTTGCCCCGGTTCGCCGGTCGGTAGCCGCTCATGGTGCCCCTCGTTGCTTCGTAGTGGTTGCTTACAACGACCACCGTACACAGGACGTCCAGGCCATGCAACTCGTTGGCAGAAGAATTCTCGGCCGGGGGCGAAGGTATCCCAGCGGATACCATGGGACGGTCACCGCCACGCGCCCCCGGGCGCCCGTAGAAGGGGGCCGAAGTGCCCAGTCCCGGCATGAGGGCGTACGTCCCGCCGATCGTCGGCCAGCCGTCCCCGCACGGTCTGCTCGGCGGCTGCATCGAGGTGGTCACCACCGACGACTTCCACCAGCTCAACGGCACCGACATGCTGTCGTCGTCCTGTGACGGCACCCACGCGTGGCAGGACTGCCCGGATCCGGCGGGCGGCTGGACCAACCCGGCGTCCAAGCTGTTCGACCGGCCCCAGGTGTGCAGCTTCGAGCCGGTCACCGTCTACGGCGGCTTCGAGTGCAGCACCGTCGGCCTCGACCAGAGCGAGGCGGTACAGCGCGTGCAGGACCAGCTCGCGCTGGGTGAGCAGCGCACGCTCGAAGACTGGTTCATGCGTCGCTTCCTGGCCAACGGCGACACCACGGCGGACATGACCCCCGTTGCCGGGGCCGTTCACATCGTCAACGGAATCGGCATCCTCGAAACGTGGTTGGCCGAGAACTACGGCGGCCAGGGTGTGATCCACGCACCCATCGGCACGGGCGCCCTGCTGTCCCTGCATACCGTCGTGGACTTCGCCACCGAGGAAGGCTGCCCCGAGACGCTGGCCGGGAACAGCATCGTGCTCGGTGCGGGTTACTCGGCGAACCTCGGCCCGGCTGTCCCGCCCGCCGCCCCGGTGCCCGCCCCGGCCGGTGAGGCGTGGCTGTACATCACGCCGCCGATGCGCATCCGCCGCGACCGCCCGGTCACTGCAACGGCGGACGAGCGGTTCTCGATCAACACATCGATCAACGATCGCCGCCTGCTGGCCGAGACCACGTTCGTCGTAGAGGTCGCGTGCTGCAAGGCGGCCGCTGTCCGCGTCTCGCTGTCCGCCTGCTGCTGAGAGGAAGCCATGACCGAGTACGTGCACGTCGAACCGTCGCACGATCAGCGCCCGTTCTTCGCGCTTTGGTGCCTGGCGCAGGAACCGCCGATCCAGACGGCGAGCGCGTCGGGCTTCGACGTCCCGACCGACCGCTACCCGTTCGTGCCACCCGAGTACCTGGAAGGCGCCTACGTGGACGGCTTCCGGCTCGACCGGCAGGCAGCGCAGCCCGCACCGCGTACCGAGGGCTTCCAGGGCCCCCGTGATGCCGCCAGCGAGACGGCGCGGCCCAGCGCCCCGACGGATGCGGCCAAGGCCGCCGGGAAGCCGCGCAAAGCCGCGCAGCCCCGTAAGCGGGCAGCACGGGTTCAGGTCACTGCGCCCGACACCCGGCCGGACGGCGGCATGGAAGCGCTGCTCTTCGGCGGTAGCGAGTGAGCACCCCCGCCTTCAACCCGCAGCCCTGCTGCGACGGGTCCGTCTCGGCCACGGTCGAGATGGCGGACCAGTTCACCACCGTCGGGCTCTGCCTCGCCGACGGGACGCCGATCGGTGTGATCAACCGTCGCACCGCCGAAGGCGTGATCGTCCAGGACGGCTGGGTGAATCTGCTGACCGGTGCCTTCGCCGCCGGGGCACCGCCCGTCGGCACCGGTTCGTGCGGTGGCCCGCTGAATATCCAGACCTCGGACGTCCTGTGCGACGTCACCCCGGCGGACGGGGTTGTTCATGGCCTGGTACTGATTCAGTACCACTACGCGCCTGACGGGTCGGTTGAGTCCACCTCGGTCATCGACGCCACCACCGGCATGGCCTACGTCCCGGTGGGTACGGTCACCGTCTGCCCGACCGACACCGGCATCCCCGACAACGACATGCAGGTGCTCTGCGACCGGCAGCCGGACGGCTCACTGGTGCCGTTCGTCCGCGACTACCACCGCAACGCGACCGGACAGATCAACGGTTTCGCCGACTGGACGCTGGCGGGCGCGGCCTACACCGTGACCGGCACCGTGCAGAGCTGCGTGCCGCGTGTCAGCGACTCGCTGGTCCTGTGCGACGCGGGCGGTACGCGCTTCCTGCGCACCTACACCTACGGGCCGTCGGGTGCCGTCCAGGTCTTCACCGACACCACGCTGGCCGGTGCGCCCTTCACGCCGACCGGTGCCGTCGGGCTGTGCAACCCGTCCACCACCACGGACCTCGACTTCGTGGAAGAGCTGCTGTGCGACGGGAACGGAACCGCGTTCATTCGCCGCTTCGCCATCAACTCGACTACGGGTGCGGTGGCAAGTACCACCGATCTGACGCTCTCGGGCGGCGGTTTCGTACCCGTCGGCACGGTCGGCCGCTGCACCGACCCGGCCCCAGTGAACCTGGACTTCGTACAGGAAGTCCTGTGCGACAGCACCGGGGTCGCGTTCATTCGCCGCTACGCCATCAACTCGGCGACGGGCCTGGTCACCACCACGTCCGACCTCACCTTCGCCGGGGCGACCTTCGTCCCGAGCGGGGCTGTGGGCCGCTGCACGACCCCGGTCACTACCGACCTGGATTTCATGGAAGAGCTGTTGTGCGACAGCACAGGCACGGCCTTCCTGCGGCGGTTCACCCTGAATTCGGCCACAGGCACCGTGACCGCGACCAGCGACCTGACGCTGGCCGGTACGCCGTTCACACCGGTAGGCGCTGTCGGCCGCTGCCTCGACCCCGCTGTCACCAGCCTCGGGTTCGTGGAAGAAGTGCTGTGCGACAGCACGGGCGCGGCCTTCCTGCGGCGGTTCACCGTCAACGCCGCAACCGGCATCGTGGTGGCGACGGTCGACCTCACGCTGGCGGGTGCTGCCTTCGTTCCGGTGGGCCCGGTCGGGCTCTGCCCGGCCAGCATGTCGACACCGACCGTGAGCGCACAGGCGAAGGCGCTGACGGCGACGCAGAGCTGGGTGCTGGGGACGGACGTGATCGGCACCCTGACGTCCGTCAGCGTGGTCGTCGCCACCGGAACGGCGAACGTCGTGGACAACGACGGGACGGCCGCGCCCGGCGTCCCGGCCGGTATCACCATGTCGTGGTCGAACGACGTGGAAGGCCGCCTGCTGGGGCCGCAGTCGATCACGGCGGGCGCGGCTTCGACCGTATACGTCTTCTGGACGCAGAAGTAAGGGGCGGGTCGTGGGGACTCAGTGCAGCTTCGACGTACCCGTCAACGTCCCGGCGGCGCGTCGCATCTTCGCCGGGACGGCCGTCAGCGACGCCAGCGGGAACGCGGTGTTCACCTTCACGCCGCCGTTCGCGGCTACGCCGGTAGTCACACAAGCGATCCAGACGACCAACAGCAACGCCACCGAGGCGCGCGTGGTGGCGCTGTCGGCGTCGTCGTGCACGGTGAACGTCCGGCAGTCGCCCGGCGTCGTGGTGCTCGGCCTGAGCGTGCTTCAGGTGCCCGGGCCCCTGGCGGGTGCCACCGTGCACCTGCACGCCGTGGACGCCGGTCAGGTGTAGCGTTGGCGCCGCAGACAGCGTCGCAGCGCGGAAGCGACGGTGCCTGCGGCGTTTCACCCGTCGTTGCAGTGCGGGCAGTGGCGACAGTAGTTGCGGCTGCGGTGCATGTCCTGCGCATTGTCCGACCGGGTGCCCCACCGAAGATGGGACGGGTTCCAACAGGCACGGTTGTCGCAACTGTGCAAACCCTGGTTGCTCGGCGCAGCCGGACGCGGCCGTCCATCGGCTTCCATGGCCAGCCACATAACCATGTCATTGGCGAGAATCGGGTATCCAGCAGTCGACTTCCCACCCCAACCTTCCAGGTCGTCCCAGCAGGGCAGCTCGGCCCAATCGGTCCAGCAGTCGGAACGGTCCCGACCGGCCACAGCGTCCGCGATAGCTGATCGACCGACCCGCACCACCCGAAATTTCGGCGGGGTGTCCGTAGTCCCGCGCTTCGTGAACCGCTGATAGTGCTTCGAACACAGCGGCTCGCCGCTGGACGCTGCGGACGATCGAACGCCGCAGCCGTCCACCGCACACGGCGCCGCAACGGCCTGCTTGAGCCGAATCGGGCGCAATTCCCGGCCCTTGCGACGCTGTGCGTCGTGGCTGGTGCACAATCCGTGCGAGTTCACCGGTCTCATGCAGCCTTCGAAGCTGCAATCAGCCCTGCCCATACCTTCCGCCCTTCGCCGTATGATGGCTGCGTAGCTGGCGCTAGGCCGTACGCAGCCCCCGGGCACCGCGTGCTGACCGGGCACCAGAAGGGTATCAGTAATTATGACCTGTGACTTGGTATCGAACCTAGATGTGGTGCGAGTCACGAAGCTCGATAGCTGCGGGACCCCGATCCCGGGTCCGAACGCCTACGTGTCCCAGTGTCTAGCGAGTGTTGCACTCAACCCGAACATCGACACCCCGGACGACATCACCTACCGGGCCGCGAACGGCACGCTGTGCGGCATCAAGCGGGGTTGCCCGACCCTGCTCGGCTACGACATCGAAGTGGACTTCTTCCAGGTGTCGCCGCAGTTCGTGGACGTCACCACCGACCAGCCGCTGGTCATGGACAGCGCTGCGACGCCGGTCGGCTGGGACGACTGCTCGGTGCAGTGCCAGGGCGGCTTCGCGCTCGAATTCTGGGCCGAGCTGCTGGGTCAGAACTGCACCGACACCGGCCAGCAGAAGTACCTGTACGTCCTGCTGCCGTGGGTGTCCAACGCCTACATCTCTGACCTCACCATCGGGTCCGAGGCGGTCACCTTCCAGCTTCTGGGCAACACCCGGGCGGGCGGGCGATGGGGCACCGGGCCGTACCCGGTCGTCCCGGGCGCGGGCGGCACCCCCGGCCCGATGCTCACCCCGCTGGGTGCGACGTGCCACCGGCGCGTCCAGATCACCACCGTCGCGCCGCCCGTCCCGAACCCGGACTGCGACTACAGCACCGTTCCGACGCCGACCCCGCCGCCCGCCGGGCTCGCGGCGAAGGCGCTGGCCGCGAAGTAGCGGAACTGCGACGGCCCGCGGTGCCGCGCGGCAACCCCGGGCGGCGCCCACCCCCAGGGCCCCCA